GTGAGGACTTCCCGCAAAACGACGTTATACAAATCTGCGCATCGTTCTAAAATCAGCAACACACAGTTTCGAGATGCCAGAATCTTCAGCGGGCTGACCCGTGAAGAGGCTGCTCGCTTCCTCTGCGTCAGTGTTCGCACTATTGGTCACTGGGAGACGGGCAGGGTTCGGCCTGCTTATGCCGCCTTCAAGCTGCTTAGGGTTTATCGCCACGGTGATCTCATCCACCCCGCGTGGTCAGCTTGCTCCATCAATCACCGTGGCTGTCTTGTCACTCCTGAGGGGCGCGAGTTCAAGCCCTCCGACCTGGCTTGGCTTTCCCTTCTATTTCGGCGTGCCGAAATGATGGGTCCGCTTCTTCGTGAGCGTGATGATCTGCGCCGCCAGCTTCAAGATATCGAGCGGCAGGCCAGCGGCGGCGAAGCCGCCGCTGGCCCTTGGGCTTGTCTATTATTAAACAAGGCACACGCGGCCTCTGCGATTCCTCTCGATAGCCAGTCATATCAAGGCTTTTCGTGGGTGTCTGCTGTTTCTTGCGATGGGGCCATAATGGGGCCACAATGGGGCCATGAACGATGCCATCCACAAGCTCAATCTCAGGTTGCCTATGCATGTAGTCGAGGAGGCCAAGGCTCACGCCCAGCTTCTGGGTGTCTCTCTGAACGCGTACATCCTGTTTTGCATTTCGGAACAGGTGAAACGCACACGAAGGGAGCTTTCGTTTCCAGCCGGTCCACCTCCGGCCAAGAAAAAGCCCAGCTCTCCGGCTCGGCCACCTGCGGTGCCATCGTGGGACGACCCCGTGGTGACAACGGCCAGGCGTCCTCAGGCCAAGGTCGGTCGGAACGAGAATTGCCCCTGTGGCAGTGGTCGCAAGGCCAAGCATTGCCATCCGGAGTGGACCTAAATTGTGACGCGTCACGAAATGCTAGGGGTGCTCTGTGAAGCGCCAATCAGATCCGGACTACCTGCGGTCGGCCCTGGCTCGGGCTTATGAGATGCGTGACGTTATCGAGCAAATGCGCTCGGAGCGAGCTACCAGCGTCGCTGAAAAGGTCCATTTCGCCTCAATGCTTGAGACCGCTGACACCTTCATCGGCTACTACCGCCGTGAGCTATCGCTGATCGCGCGGCGTGGCGGTCATGGTCATCGTGTGCAGGGTGCGGCGCTTGGGCATGCGGGTGCGCGCCTGCGGCGCGCAGAGCAAGCCTGAGCGTGGCACCCGTGTCCGTTGACCAGTTCCGAATTGCAGCGGCCTCGGCGATAGTCGCGGTGTGGCTGCTTGTGGGGTGCAGGGGCTGCGCCCCTGCGGATATGGCGCATGGATGCGCCGCTCTGCACTTAGCGGCTGGAGCCGCGCAAGAGTGCGGGTCAGGGCCGGGCGGTAACCCGACTGCTGACCCGTTTTTTACTGCCTATCAGGGCAATTCTTGCCGGTGGCAGCAACCACCGGCAGCACTCAGGGCCGCGTTGGAGGCGGCACGCGTATGAAGCCACAGAACCGAGTCGGACATAATATACAGAGCGCAGTGAGGACTTCCCGCAAAACGACGTTATACAAATCTGCGCATCGTTCTAAAATCAGCAACACACAGTTTCGAGATGCCAGAATCTTCAGCGGGCTGACCCGTGAAGAGGCTGCTCGCTTCCTCTGCGTCAGTGTTCGCACTATTGGTCACTGGGAGACGGGCAGGGTTCGGCCTGCTTATGCCGCCTTCAAGCTGCTTAGGGTTTATCGCCACGGTGATCTCATCCACCCCGCGTGGTCAGCTTGCTCCATCAATCACCGTGGCTGTCTTGTCACTCCTGAGGGGCGCGAGTTCAAGCCCTCCGACCTGGCTTGGCTTTCCCTTCTATTTCGGCGTGCCGAAATGATGGGTCCGCTTCTTCGTGAGCGTGATGATCTGCGCCGCCAGCTTCAAGATATCGAGCGGCAGGCCAGCGGCGGCGAAGCCGCCGCTGGCCCTTGGGCTTGTCTATTATTAAACAAGTCACACGCGGCCTCTGCGATTCCTCTCGATAGCCAGTCATATCAAGGCTTTTCGTGGGTGTCTGCTGTTTCTTGCGATGGGGCCATAATGGGGCCACAATGGGGCCATGAACGATGCCATCCACAAGCTCAATCTCAGGTTGCCTATGCATGTAGTCGAGGAGGCCAAGGCTCACGCCCAGCTTCTGGGTGTCTCTCTGAACGCGTACATCCTGTTTTGCATTTCGGAACAGGTGAAACGCACACGAAGGGAGCTTTCGTTTCCAGCCGGTCCACCTCCGGCCAAGAAAAAGCCCAGCTCTCCGGCTCGGCCACCTGCGGTGCCATCGTGGGACGACCCCGTGGTGACAACGGCCAGGCGTCCTCAGGCCAAGGTCGGTCGGAACGAGAATTGCCCCTGTGGCAGTGGTCGCAAGGCCAAGCATTGCCATCCGGAGTGGACCTAAATTGTGACGCGTCACGAAATGCTAGGGGTGCTCTGTGAAGCGCCAATCAGATCCGGACTACCTGCGGTCGGCCCTGGCTCGGGCTTATGAGATGCGTGACGTTATCGAGCAAATGCGCTCGGAGCGAGCTACCAGCGTCGCTGAAAAGGTCCATTTCGCCTCAATGCTTGAGACCGCTGACACCTTCATCGGCTACTACCGCCGTGAGCTATCGCTGATCGCGCGGCGTGGCGGTCATGGTCATCGTGTGCAGGGTGCGGCGCTTGGGCATGCGGGTGCGCGCCTGCGGCGCGCAGAGCAAGCCTGAGCGTGGCACCCGTGTCCGTTGACCAGTTCCGAATTGCAGCGGCCTCGGCGATAGTCGCGGTGTGGCTGCTTGTGGGGTGCAGGGGCTGCGCCCCTGCGGATATGGCGCATGGATGCGCCGCTCTGCACTTAGCGGCTGGAGCCGCGCAAGAGTGCGGGTCAGGGCCGGGCGGTAACCCGACTGCTGACCCGTTTTTTACTGCCTATCAGGGCAATTCTTGCCGGTGGCAGCAACCACCGGCAGCACTCAGGGCCGCGTTGGAGGCGGCACGCGTATGAAGCCACAGAACCGAGTCGGACATAATATACAGAGCGCAGTGAGGACTTCCCGCAAAACGACGTTATACAAATCTGCGCATCGTTCTAAAATCAGCAACACACAGTTTCGAGATGCCAGAATCTTCAGCGGGCTGACCCGTGAAGAGGCTGCTCGCTTCCTCTGCGTCAGTGTTCGCACTATTGGTCACTGGGAGACGGGCAGGGTTCGGCCTGCTTATGCCGCCTTCAAGCTGCTTAGGGTTTATCGCCACGGTGATCTCATCCACCCCGCGTGGTCAGCTTGCTCCATCAATCACCGTGGCTGTCTTGTCACTCCTGAGGGGCGCGAGTTCAAGCCCTCCGACCTGGCTTGGCTTTCCCTTCTATTTCGGCGTGCCGAAATGATGGGTCCGCTTCTTCGTGAGCGTGATGATCTGCGCCGCCAGCTTCAAGATATCGAGCGGCAGGCCAGCGGCGGCGAAGCCGCCGCTGGCCCTTGGGCTTGTCTATTATTAAACAAGTCACACGCGGCCTCTGCGATTCCTCTCGATAGCCAGTCATATCAAGGCTTTTCGTGGGTGTCTGCTGTTTCTTGCGATGGGGCCATAATGGGGCCACAATGGGGCCATGAACGATGCCATCCACAAGCTCAATCTCAGGTTGCCTATGCATGTAGTCGAGGAGGCCAAGGCTCACGCCCAGCTTCTGGGTGTCTCTCTGAACGCGTACATCCTGTTTTGCATTTCGGAACAGGTGAAACGCACACGAAGGGAGCTTTCGTTTCCAGCCGGTCCACCTCCGGCCAAGAAAAAGCCCAGCTCTCCGGCTCGGCCACCTGCGGTGCCATCGTGGGACGACCCCGTGGTGACAACGGCCAGGCGTCCTCAGGCCAAGGTCGGTCGGAACGAGAATTGCCCCTGTGGCAGTGGTCGCAAGGCCAAGCATTGCCATCCGGAGTGGACCTAAATTGTGACGCGTCACGAAATGCTAGGGGTGCTCTGTGAAGCGCCAATCAGATCCGGACTACCTGCGGTCGGCCCTGGCTCGGGCTTATGAGATGCGTGACGTTATCGAGCAAATGCGCTCGGAGCGAGCTACCAGCGTCGCTGAAAAGGTCCATTTCGCCTCAATGCTTGAGACCGCTGACACCTTCATCGGCTACTACCGCCGTGAGCTATCGCTGATCGCGCGGCGTGGCGGTCATGGTCATCGTGTGCAGGGTGCGGCGCTTGGGCATGCGGGTGCGCGCCTGCGGCGCGCAGAGCAAGCCTGAGCGTGGCACCCGTGTCCGTTGACCAGTTCCGAATTGCAGCGGCCTCGGCGATAGTCGCGGTGTGGCTGCTTGTGGGGTGCAGGGGCTGCGCCCCTGCGGATATGGCGCATGGATGCGCCGCTCTGCACTTAGCGGCTGGAGCCGCGCAAGAGTGCGGGTCAGGGCCGGGCGGTAACCCGACTGCTGACCCGTTTTTTACTGCCTATCAGGGCAATTCTTGCCGGTGGCAGCAACCACCGGCAGCACTCAGGGCCGCGTTGGAGGCGGCACGCGTATGAAGCCACAGAACCGAGTCGGACATAATATACATTATGCGAAATTGCGCGGCGTGCGGTGCAGTCGCGGGTGCGCTGGCTGTGGCTCTGGCTTACCTCGTTGCTACCGTCTCGCGGTCCTTCTGATACGGAAATCGCAGCGTGATCGACACCTACGACCGCGTAGACCTTGCCGGCCCTTGGGCCGGTTTTGGGTTCCAGGGCCACAACTTCTTTACGCCTGAGGGCAAGACGATCGAGCCGTGCGATATGAGGTTCTGGTCACTAACGTGCTGCATCGCACGCGAGTGGTCCTTGATGATGGCCACCGAGCGCAGTGCTCGATCGGCAAATCCTGGAACGCCTAGTGCCACAAGGGTTCCAGGCTCTCGCATTTCTGCAGGCAACAACGTCATCTACCTACGCGACGTGCTGCTGAAACGCCGGCAGCGCAGCCAGCAGACCGAGCACGAACAGGTGGCCGACGTAGTAGCCGTAGAAAGCCACACGCGTGCGAGGAATGACGACACCGCGCACGGTGGCCACCTCGGCAAGCGCGATGACCGGAACAGCCAAGACGGCCCACAGGCTGCCGTTGAACCAGCACAGCGCAGAAAGCGCCAGGACGACCGGCCAAGGACTACGCACCAATTTCGCATAATAGGCCCAGCCCGCTACCACAAGGGCCATGCCGGCCCATTGGTAATCGACGAACACCGGCGCTGGCGCGGCACAGAGCATCAGCAACAGCCAACGGCCGCGCTGGATCGCCCAGACCGCCGAGGCGGCCAAGGCGAACGCCAGGAGGACATTGACGGGCACCCAGTACCCAAACGCCCAGGCGTGTACCGGTTGAGCGACCACGCCCCACACGCAAAGCCGCCGCAGCGACTTGCCTACGTCCGCACCAGGCTGCGCCAGGTTGTAAGCCATCACCAGTGCGAAAAGCGGAAAGGCGATCCGCCCCAACTCCGACAAGACCGGCACGTAACCGTCATAGAACACCTTGGCAACGTGGTCGAATGTCATGCAGACCAGCGCAACCCACTTCAATAGTTCGCGTGCGCTACTGCTCATCACAGATCCCTCGTCGTAGGCTTGGTGTAGCTGTTGATCGAGTAGCCGGGCGACTCAGGGAACGTGCCCAATGCGCGCGTGCGCTTCTCAATGGTCGATGTAACCGCCCCACTCTGCTCTACAGCCTGTGGCTTAGGTTGCTCGGTAGCGGCGGCAGCTGAGGGCTGCTGCGCCTGTGCGACATTCGAGGGAGGCTTATACGGGTTGTATGGCTCTCCCCACCTTGCGATATCGCGGCAGACGTCATCGCGCATCGAAACGCGGGTGTTCTGCTCGGTGACACACCGACAGCTGTTTTCGCTCGACATGCAGTACATATGCGGATCGGACACCACAGGACGATCCACGTAGGCAGGTGCCGACCACGGCACATCGGCGACCAATGGAACGAGTTGACCAACATAGTCTTCTGCGCTGTTGACCTTAGGACGTGCTGCCGCGCCGGCAGACGCAGTGCCCGCCAGCGACGGCCCCGATGGGGCCGTCTTATTGGCGGGCGCAGCGTCTGCTTTCTTGGCGAACATAGTGTCGCGGTATACGGCGTACCACGCACCGCCGGCAAGGATGGCCACCACTGGCAGAATCATCAACGCCTTCTTGACCAGGGCCGGCATCTGATACTTCATCGTGTGGACCTCAGCCGACTTGTAGAACTTGAAGCACTCGGTTGGCTGTTTCCACACCTCGTAGTCGTATAGCTTTTTAATGCGCGGCAACGGCGAGCGCACATCTTCGATGATTTGACTGTTACGGAAAATAAAGGTCTTTTGCTTACCGCTCTGGCGCAGCAAGTGTTCGTGATAGCCGACCAATCCCCGCAGGTATGTATCGAGGTAGTTGGGCTGCTGGGTAGCAAGCACCAAGCGCACGCCGTCGTGTCGAATGGTGGACATTGCCTTGATCGTCTCTACGGGATCACCGCCACGCCGTGCCGGGAAAAAATGCTGCGCCTCGTCAACAAAGAGAATGCACCCCGCCGGTAGCTCTTGCCACTTGTGCGGGTCCGCCCACGGCGTAGTGCCAGGCACAGATATGCCGTCGATGTTGCAGACGTAGACGTGCGCACCCTTGTCCATGAGATAGCGAATCGCTTGGATGATGCGCAAGCTCTTGCCTGATCCTGGCAGGCCGGTCAGCAGCGAAATAGACGCGGTGTCGCCGATCATGTGGCTTGGTTCCTACGTTGAATAAAGATTCGCTCAGCGCCGCGAATACCGTATGCGCTAAGAATGATGGACACGCCGGCATCGATACCAAGCGCGTGTACCCAACTTGCGATGCCGGCAGGCACGGCTGACCATGCGTTCTGTGCGTAGTCGATGATTGGGTTGTAGATGAAATGCTGCGCGGCAAAGCCGAGGCCGAGAGCCGATAGCAGTCGACCCAACCAAATCGCCGCCTTGAGCTTGACCAGCTTGTGCACCGCATCGGCGGCGTTCTCGAAAAAATTGTTCGCAAAATCGCGGGCCCAATCGAACATCAGATGTTCCTCCCGACCACGAACATGGCAATCACCGTGCACATCGCGATGATGACCATCTTGACTGCTGCGATTGCGTCAAAGAACCCGGCAGGGATGACCCACCGCTGACCTTCGATCTCCACATCAGGGAGCAAACCGGCACTACCGTTGCCGCCGACATTGATGAGATCCTGGCGCAGCTTCAAGCCGCTGCCGCCCTCTTCGCCGCCCCAGATACCTTCAACCACACCAGCGTCATCACCGTTACTAATCCCAGCAGCACGCGATGCCATGCCCTGCCCCATCGCCTCAACGGCACACCGTTGTTTCCACTGTTGAAGCACACCGGCATACGCTTCGGCCTTGCAGGACTTGCCCGCGCAGACGGGGATATCACCCTCTGCACAGCCGTCTCCCTTGGTGACTTCGTTACCTTGGGTATTGCAGTCAATCTTCCACGTGAACTTGAGTTGCAAACACTTCAACGTGTCGCCGACGCAGATGGGCGGTGCCGTGCAGTTACCACTCTCCGTCGCGGAATCCTTCTCGTCATCTTTGCCATCGCCGCCGCTACCGGACCCGGGCTTGCCATTGCCAGAGGTGTTGCCACTCCCATCCGCGTTGTTATCGCCGGTGGAATTCTTCTGAGTGCCACCGGGCACGCTTGAAAAATTGGTGACGTTATAGGTCATGCAAGTGTTGTTAACGCACGCAGTCTGCTGATGCCCCTCGGTGCGCTGCCAATCCTTGTCAGGAATTTTGATATCAGGCGGCGTCACTGGCTCGCCCTTAGGGGACTTCACCTGTGCATCGTTGGCGTCTGTTTTCTTACCGGTTTCGCTCGGCTTCCAACAAAACGTTTTACCTGTTGATGACGTGGCACAGGTGTCGCCGTTGGACTTAACACAAGCGGTCTGATTGCTACCCAGTGCAGTGCACTCAGGCGGCTTAGGCTTGATGGCATCTTCCTTTTCCTGATTCACCTCACCAATGTCGTTGCTAGGCTTAGCAGCAACGCACACTTCGCCGCTATACATACGATCCGTCATGCCGTAGACCTTGACGGCGCCATTAGCTTGGCTAAAACGGTTGCCGAGAACGCTGCACCCGCCGAAACAGGAAGGCGCTTCTGTATAGCTCAGCGCGGCGTCTGCCAGTGGCGTCGCGTTGCGATCAGAACAGGACTTGGCTTCGGGCCAACCGCGCGCTACACGTGCAAGAAGCTGATTCTGCGATGCCCACATCACGCGATAGACGAGCGTCCTACTAGACATGTTCACTTCGGTGGGGCCTTCGATCCGAATATTATTCGAGCCCACGCCGCCAATTCCCTGCGCCTTGAGCTTAGTGGCGGCGCTATAGCCCCCGGCTGCTGCTTCGCCCTGATCTCCGCACATCACAACTGAGCCGTCATCGCTCAAATCGTTGAAACAATCGGCACGTGCGTTGCCGATGCCAAGCGCGGCGAATACCAATGCGACGATGGCGTATGCGAGACGGCGAATCACCGCGCGTGCGAAATAGCGAGTTAGCCAGCGCATCAGTTCCAGCCCGTCGCGCATACGTGCGCGGCATGGATCAAGAACGCCAAAACGATGAGACCTTCCATTGCATCCCCCAATTGAAAAAGGGAGGGTTTCCCCTCCCCTGCTATGCAGCTGATTGGCTCACTTGCCGCCGATCAGGCCCAGTGCGCGGAGCGTCCAGCGACCGAGTGCGAACGCGGCCAGGATGGTGACGCCGATGGCGGTGTAAGTAACCACCTTGCTGACGATCTCGCCGCCATCGAAATCGCCGCCGCCGGATGCGAAGGCGAAACCAGGCATGGCCATGAGGGCGGTGCTACCGACGATTGCGGCGGTCTTGGCATTGCTGACAGCCGACTTGGCCTTGGTGACAACGGTCGAAATGTTCTTGTTCATTGATGCTATTCCTCTATGGATTTTGGGTTGAGCAGTCCTTTAATGACTGCAAGGGTCATCAGGCCGATGAAGTAAGCGCCGCCCACCATCGCGGCCTGTTCGATGGTGGGTAGTGGTGTCGTCCAATCCGATTGATCAATCCAGGCTTGGACCTCGCATTGCTGCGTTGAATCGTTGTATTGCGTGCAGGTCAGGACCTTTGCCATTGCCTAGCCTCCCTGCCCGCCTGCGTTACGCTGCCTGCCGCTGAGCAGGCTTACCGGCCTGCGGATCGACCAGCGTCATGCGGCGCGCGAGTTCGACACCGAAACGGCCCGGCACCAGATCGGTGACCAAATCCCATTCCTTGACCGTGCCGACCGGATAGCCCTTGTCCGGACCATCGCATTCAACTTCGATCTGGATGCGCATAGCTTCGGTTTCGAGCGTGGCGCGCTGGCTGTAAATGGCCTTAGGCATGCCCTTCGAGGTGGTGACGGTGCGGGTTTCGACGGCGCTGTTGATCGTGATCTTGGGTGCGTTGCTCATGGTCTTTTTTCTCTCTGTTGGTTGGGCTTGCGTCGGTTGGGTTACTGCGAAATTCGGGCGTTACTGTGGGGTCAAGCTAAGGCCCCCCTTACCCCCCATTCGGGGGGTGCGGTGAGGCTTAGCCGGAGACCAAAGTAGGCAGCTTGCTGCGCGTACCCGGGGCAGGCTTACGGTGCCGTGCCGACCTGCTGCTTTAGTGCGCCTGCGAGCGAAGGCGGGTCTTCAGGGGTGGATTCCTGACGTTGCCGTGCTGGTTGCGCGTAGGCGAACAGGCTGCGGCTTCGGTGCCTCCCAGACCGGGGGCGGTACTGCATGTCCCGGTGAGCGATCACCGGCGCTTTCGTTGACCAGTCCGTAGGGGCGCTGCCCCTACACCCCGGTTCAGTGATTCGATGCTCCCCTTACGCGTCGTTTGCTCAAACTCGGCTTGCACCGGTCGGCGGGTGTAATCGATCGGTGGTGGCATCCAGGCGCCAAAGTTCTTCGACACGTCCACCACTCCCCCCTTCGTTACGTACTTCGACACGTAGCCGGTGATATCCAGCTGGCTGCGTGGTGACTCTATGCGATTACGTCCGAATTCCTTGAACCAAAACTCATGCCACTCGTAGCGGCTCATTAGCCGGTTTAAATCATCGGTAGGTGCAGCTGAGACGGCGTGGAAATGCAACCGGCCGTCTTTGTGGAACTCTTGCCCCCTTGCCCACTGGATACCGCCTTTTGCATGCTGCCTGGTACTCCACTTAGCGCCGTATATTTCGCGGTTGATGCAACTAACGAAATATCGGAACGCTTTATCAGCTTTTTCGGGGTGGACACCGCCCGTGCAGCCGGCTTCTTCAACGCGGAATGTGAGCGTCCAGAACTGTTGCCACGGAATGCGCTGTAGGAGCTCCGCATAGCCGCCTGCTTCGAGATCAGCACGCCGCAATCGGTGCAGACCGTCAACTTCGCATCCCACGCGTTCAGGGTCTGGAAGCTGGAAGCCCCGCACTGATAGCAGGGGCTGTTCGGGTAATGGGCTAGCCTGGACGGCTGCGTCTTCATGGCTCATCGCCCTGCCCCGAGCCTACCCACCTGATGCGTTCCTCTATCAGTCGGTCTAGCTCGGCGCGTTCGTCGTCGGTTTCGGCTTTCTTTTTCAGCTCGATCAGCTGCCAGAATTTCAATTCGCCCGGGTTCATGCGCGGGCCTCGCGTAGTGCCTTGCATTCGGCAAGGTGTTCCGTCGCAATCGCCTTTATCTCGCGCCAGAACTTTAAAGACGGCGCACGGCGGCTCGGGAATAAATCGCGTTGAATAAGCTTTGATTCAACGTAGTCGAGCGCAATGCGTGCGCCGCGTTCTGTGTCGGTGGTCCGTGCCATCAGAGCTCACCCGGCGCAAACATGTGAGAGAGATAAGCGAGCACACCTACACCCGTTGCGCACAGGAAAACCGCTGCAACGTCATCCCAGGGAGATGCGAGGTAGTGATAGGCGACGATCAGCGCGGAGACGACAGCGCCAAACGCCCAACCACAGGCGACGAAAGTAAGGAAGTCTTTCATGGTGTTGCCCCCTGCCCGGTGCCCGGTAGAACCCGCCCAACCGGCACCGGGCGGGGCCGGCGGGTGGGCAGTGGTAGCTTCTAGTACCACTGGTTAGGGACGTTACCAGCAGTTCAGATACGCTGTCAACCTCCCGTACCACTGGAAATGACGATGGACGCAAAAGAGTTGGTTGAGCTGGCGATGAAAGAGACGAATGCCAAGAGCATTCGAGAGTTCGCCACCATAGCCAAGGTGTCGCACGTCGCAGTTATCAGGTGGTTAGACGGCACTTCTGTGCCGAACTTCGAACAAGCAGCTGAAATAGCAGCGCTAGCGAAGCTACCAATCATCAAAACAGCCTCGGAAGTGCGCATGCACTCCCCGGAGAACATCAAGCACAAGGGGATACTTCAACGCATCGCAGCAAGCGCGCTGGGGATCTTGCTGACAATAGCAACCGCCCTACCAGGGCGTGCAGAAGCGGCAACGCATCACGGTTTTGAGGGCAATGGCGACGACATAACGCGCACCTTCTATACATTATGCGAAATCGAGTCAGGGCCGGATTGA